GAAGAAATATGGTTAAAACGTGCAAAACGCTACCCAACAATATCTTTTGTACCAATTAACGGCTCTATGACTGGTCGTGGTGAAGCCGGCAACTACTTATCATGTGATGACCTTGTTTCTGGAATAGAAGAAGCAGTTTCAATCACTCGGCTCAATAAATTATGGAAAAAATACACCGTCAACGCAAAACAGAGAAAGAAAGATGGTTGTAAAGAAATTCATATTGCGACACCTTGGTCGGTACATGACCCAATAACACGTATAAATTACGCTAATTTGGACAATCCCAGGGCAAAAATAATTAAAAAGTCTTGTTATGACGAGGATGGCAACAGTGCCTTTGATTTTTTTGGTGGATTCAGTACAAGGTATTATAAAACAATGGAAAAAGACATGGATTCGGCAAGTTTTAGTGCCTTATATCTACAAGAACCTATTGAACGTGAAGGATTGTTGTATAAAGAAGATGAATTGCAATATTATTTTGAGTTACCGAACAAAAAACCACAATCCGTTATTTCAGTTTGCGACAGTAAGAACATGGGTAAGGATTATGTGGCGATGCCGATTGCATATATGTATGATGATGGAATTTACATAGAAGATGTTGTTTTTGACAATGGATTGCCCGAAATCACTACCAATTTGGTAAACAGTAAGCTTTTGGAACACAATGTTGTGCGAACTGACATAGAAATGAACAATGGTGGCAATTATTACGCCGAAAAAGTGGAAGATTTGAACAAAAGTAAGTACGGAAAAACGGCATTTAGACTATTTTTTAGTAGTAACAACAAAGACGTCAAGATAATAACTTACAGTGATTTGGTGAAAAAAAGGTTCTTTTTTAAACATAGGTCAAAGTATGAAGAAAATTCACCCTATGGAAAATTTATGCGACAAGTATTATCTTGGACTCAAACTGGAAAAAATGCACATGATGACGCCCCAGATTCATTGGCAATGTTGGCTCAACTGGTAGACGGATTAGAGGGGTCTAAACTATCAATTATCAATAGAAAGGATTTGGGATTATGAGTGAAAGAATTTATAAAGGTCGAATAAAAATCTTATCTGATTTTAACAGTTCCGACCTACAAGATTTTGGAAATGTAGTCGAGTTAATTAAAGACACCGAACCATACCATATGCAAAATATGAACGACATAGTGTATTTGAGAAATTATTGGAAAGGGGTTCAACCTGTACTGGATAAAGAAAAGGCAGTACGCCCCGAAATCAATAATAAGTTGGTCGTAAACCATGCTCAGCGCATTACTAGAACTGTAGTTGGGTATTTTCTTGGAAATCCAATCCAATATATCCAATCTAACGAGACTGCTAGAAAACAAATTGATGAATTAAACGCATTGGTATCCTATGAAGATAAACCATCAACCGATAAAGAAATTGCAGAAAATCAATCAATTACTGGCACTGGGTATCGAATTATCGTAAACGATGACAGCGATGATGTTCCTTTTGAAGAAAAATCATTAGACCCAGAAAACACTTACGTGGTATACAATAACAATGTCTTGCAAAAACCAATTGCAGGAATCACTTACATTAATTTGGTAGCAAATAACAAGGAATTACTTGGAAAGAAATATTTTGTATACACTGATTTTGGGGTATATGTAATTAATGCAGTAGGGCAGACTATTAATCAAGCAAGTGAATACGAATTTTACCCATATAATATTGGTGGTGTTCCAATCATAGAATACCCCAACAATGAAGCCAGAATTGGTGATTGGGAATTATTTATGTCTATTATGAATGCAATTAACGATACGCAATCCAATCGACTTGACGATATTGAACAGGTGGTACAGTCGTTATTAGTGTTCACAAACGTTGAAATCGACAGCGACACATATCAAGAAATGCGTGAAGCTGGGGTTGTAATGTTAAACAGTAAGGGTCAAGAAAAATCAAAAGTTGACATCATCAAAAATGCTCTAGACCAAGCTGGTATTGGTGACTATCTTGATAAATTAGAACGCTTATTGGATACGCTTGTAGGTGTTCCAAGTCGAGATGGAAATTCTGGTGGTGGGGCTGATACTGGACAAGCAGTCGAAATGCGTGATGGTTGGGCTGATTTAGAATTATTGGTTAAGAATAAAGAATTAACCTTTAAAAAATCTGAAAAACAAAGTCTTAAAATCATACTTTCAATTTTACGCAATATGGGAATCATTGATATAGACTTAAGAAATGTAGACATCAAATTCAGTAGAAATAAGAATCACAATTTATTGGTTAAAGCTCAATCTTACCAAGTACTGAATGCGACCCAAACACTTGCCCCTGCCGATGTTTTAAGTATGGTTGATTTGGTATCTGATGAAAATGAGTACGCTCAACGTGGCGAGGAATATTGGAAAAACAAGTTGGAAACTATAAAGCAAGACAATGGAGGTTTGAATGCAGAACCAGTTGAAGAAGGCGAAGAATGAGAGTAGGGAACATTTTATTTGGAGAGTGTATAAATATTATAGAGACACTCCACACTTCACTAGAGAAATGGCAGGTGAAGTGTGTGGAAATGAACTTGGCGAATCCTATAGCGAATCAACATATCGTAAGGTAGCACAAGGATTCTTCAATATTTGGGATGAAGTTAAGCAAGAATACATTTCCGATGAAGGATTATTAACCCAACTCGATGAACTTGAAAAAGAACATGATAAATTATACAAAGAAAAGGTCAAATATTCAGATAAAATTAGAGAATATAGACAACTCCTTAGAGACGATGCTAGAATTGACAACTTAAAAGAAGTCATGTTAGAAGTTTCAAAAAAAGCACCTACCCATAAATACGTTGGTGTGACCCCAATTGTTGAGAAGGAGGGTATCCAAAGAACAGGAATTTTGTTGGCTAGCGACTGGCATATTGGAAAAGAAGTTGATAATATCGTTAACCAATGTAATTATGGCGTTATTGTTGATAGAATTAATGATGTAATTGCTAGAACCGTTGAAGAATGTCGGCGATTCAATGTCACGACACTGTATGTGGTTAATTTGGGAGATTTGATTGAAGGTAACTTGCGTATTACAGCAAGAGTCGCTTCAGAAGAAGATGTTATCGAGCAAATAATGCTTGCATCAAATTTAGTGGCATATATGCTAGAAATGCTAGTAAAACATGGCTTAACCGTGAAATACGGAAGTGTCCTAGACAACCACTCGAGGGCAAACCAAAGTTGGCGAGACCATATTGAAAAGGAAAGTTACGCAAAACTCATTGATTGGTATGTAGAAAGCCATTTATCGGACGATGTAGAGTTTATAAAAAACTTCATAGACGATAATATAGGCTATTTTCAACTAAATGATAAAACATTCGTATATGTTCACGGACACTTAAAAGCACATAATTTATCAAACATACTTAGTAATTTAACATCAGTTATTGGAATCAAGCCAGACTATGTTTTTCTTGGACATTGGCACAAAGTTGATACCAGTGAAACTGGATTCAGTAAAATATACACAAATGGCTCACTTTTTGGAGTTGATGACTACGCTTTTGAAAGTGGATTTTACTCAAAACCAAGTCAATCTATGTTTATTTTTGACGAATCGGACACTGACATACGAATTGACCTTAATTTGTAACGAAAAGGTTACATTTTTGTGAAAATTTAGTATAATATAATAAGGACACATTTTGGGGTACAATTATGTAAACCAATAATGGAATAGGAGGAAGAAACATGGCAGAAAGTACGTTCACGAAAGAAGAACTAACAGAAGCAATTGATAACGCAGTACAAAAAGCAACAAAAGGTATGTATTCAGAGGAAGATTTTCAACAAAAGTTGCAATCCGAGGTTGACAGACGAGTCCAATCTGGAATTGAAAAAGGGGTTAATACCCAATTAGAAAAATGGAAGCAAGAACAAGAACTTACAGCCGAAGAACTTGCTAAGAAAAAAATAGAAGAACGGCAATCCGAATTAGACAATATTTCTAAAAACTTGTCACAAAAAGAAAATCGACTCAATGCAATTAATCAATTTTCAGAAGCAGGCATTGGTAAAGATGATTATGATGGAATGTTAGATTTATTAATTGATTCAGACCCAGAAGTCACTTCCACAAAAGTAAGTACTTATATTGATAAAATTACTAGTGCAAAATCAAGACTTGAACAATCTCTAAAAGAAAAGTACTCAAAAGTGCCTAGTCCAACATCAAATAGTGGAGAAGAAGGTTTGACAAAAGATAAATTTAATAAAATGTCTTATTCTGAAAAAATAGAGTTAAAGAACAATCAACCAGACGTATACAAAACATTTGTAGAATAAGGAGATGTAAAACATGGCAGGAACAAATTTAAACTTTCCCTTTGACGAAGAAATTTTTAATTATCAATGGAAAAACGAACCAGACGTAGTATTGACTAATATGTTAGAGAGTGGGGCAGTGGTTAATGACCCAGAAGTTGCAAGGCTAATTGCAAACGGTTCTAACTTTTTCGTAACACCTTACTATGATGTACTTGGTGGAGACGAAGAAAACTACAATGGCGTAGATGATATGACAGCTACAGCAACCGAAGGTGGGAATTACTCTGGTGTTGTTTATGGTCGTATGAAAGCGTGGAAAGCAACATCATTTATTAAAGATTTTAACTCTGGTGCAGACCCAATGCAACAAATTGTATCTGGTGTAGCCAAATATTGGCAAAAGAAGCGTCAAGCTAGACTAATCGGTGTTTTAGATGCATTGTTTGGAATCTCTGGTGATACTGACTGGGATTTACATACAACTAACATTGCAACAACTGGTTCTTCTGTTGAAGATGCTAATAAAATTGCTGAAACTACTATCAATGAAGCTATTGTAAAAGCAAATGGA